CTCAAATGAAGTAAAGTCGGTAGTATAGTATCGTAGTCCATCCTGCCGAAGAGAATCAACAAGCGCAGCGCGATCGGGCACAGCAACATGTTTAACAAACTCAGGGCGGGAGAACAACTCATGTTCCATGGCATGGAACATGGGGCCAGACCAAACCTTGAATGCATCAACCCGACTATTGATCATTCGGCAATTTTTGGCGGCCATGTAAAACTCGGTCTTAACAAAAGACTTCATGTGACTCGACTGCGTGTAAGACGGCATAGCGTGCTTAAGTTCAAGATGAACATTCCACAGCTCGGCCTTGCGACGTTCGTTATAGGACGTTGAATCCAACCACTCACGTACAGCAAGGTCTGAATGCCAATCAACAGCAGCCAGGGCACACAAATTCCCACGACACCAGCGATAAGCAAAGTCGGCAATCCGACGTAAGCTTTTGCTGGAAGGTTGCGGCATAAATCGCAATAAACGGCCCATGTATCCAGCAGCAACAGTCTCAGGATCACCGCTGTCTCGACAAAAAGGGGCGTAATTAGGCACAGGCAACAAGCTTTGAAACATAACACGACGAGGGCCAGGCTTGCCCAAAGTTAAGGTAAAGGGCTCAGTCATAGGCTCAGGCATATCAAATTTCATTTCTCGTTGCCTCACACCTTCAGCACACCACCTTATAGGGCGAAACCGCGGGCCTGAGCGCACTGAAAAGGATTGTCTTGCATATCACGCTCCAACCAATTTGCCACAAGGCATGTGCCATGCGACAACTCAGTATATCTCGCCGATGTAATCGGAAAGTTTGCGTAACGCAAGACACGAATTCGAATACTGGTAGCATAGGCAGAAGTCCCAGCAACGCCAGACGCCTCTGATGTGACAGCTGACAACATAGCCGGGACATATGCGATGGACCTGTATGTGACAAAAGGAATGTCGTGGTACTGAAACCACAACCAACCAAATACACACAACAGGGGAAGCTCACAACACCATACGACGAGGAAGTTGAATCCCAGTGAAATCGAATCCCGTCCAACAAGATAATCACTGAGCAAGAAAAGGTGGAAAAGAAACATGGTTGCCACCATGACATAACCACCTAGACGGAACAAGACACCGAGAAACGAACGTACTTTGAAAGACACAACGGCCACAGTGTACGACACGTTAAGTCGCGGGACCGACATATTCACAAAGATACGTGTATCTCCAGAACCTGGTCTCACGATATAATGTTCCTCTCGAACAGAGGACAAATCACACATCGCACAACCAGAGGCCGCCGCGAATCGATGTAGCTGATCAGCTGACAACAAATACCCCCTGGCTATAGGCATATCACCAGCAGCCAAAAGGGGCATTGGGCGCTCACTATCAGGCGCTTCAGCATACAACGAATCAGGATCGGCGTCAGACGGATGCGTCATTTCCGTGACACAACCATCACCGACACCGCGAGAATCGGTTCCAGCCATAGCATCGACTCGACGAGCCACAACCGCAGGTGTAACGCCATCCAAACGGACAGGCGCAACACAAGCAGTCGTTTGTTGTGGGTGAAGAGCAAGAAGCGGCATCAAATGTGCAGGAGGGGCAGAAGGCGACGGAGGCGCTGAAGCTGGTGGATGGGCTATTTCAGCCGGAACAGCAGCAGCA